TATGTTGCCGCCGCCGAGGTGCCGCGTTGGAAAGTATCCAGACCAGCCTTCGGTGGCAATAGCGTAGCCTATTACCTCACCATCTTTGGTCGGCCAGCCCGGCCCTTTTTGTTTAATGTGCGGATCTCTTGTTTCTACGTCTATACATAGAACTTTAGATCCACGTAGGTCTGGCAGCTCCGACGGCGGAACCCACTCAGTTTTTGGCGTGAATAGTGGAAATTGCATTTTTGTTGTTTTCATCCTGCTCTCTTTGATTTTTTGTAAATTCTGCGCCCAACGCAGAATACCCGCACTTGTCTATCCATGAGTCCATATGATCTATGGTTTCTAACAACCGACTGGTTTTGACCCAATCCATCATCAGTGCAACGTGTGCAGGGGTTATTTTACCATGACTTAAAAGGGCGGAACTTATGATGAGGTTCCAGCCGTCAGCAATGCGCTCATGGTTTTCAAACGCATCGCCATAATCTTTTGCCCGATCGCCGTTCACAAGGTTGTCTGCTTGCTTTAAAACTTGTTCTCTTTTCATATTGTATAACTCCTTAATACGTCTTCGGGTTCAACGATGTATAAATTTTGTCTCGTTCTTGTTACCGCCACGTAAAAGACACGATGAATGTCGTCCCCCCGTTCTTTCAATGCGGCGGTAGATAGATCGGTAAACAAAACTACGTTGTCCGCTTCTCCACCTTTTGCCCCGTGGATCGTGGATAATCTTATGCGGGGCACGGCATTAAACTTTTCTCTCCTGCGCAACAGCGATGTGATATATATCTGATCCACCACGGGCAGCTTATCCATTGCTTCGTGCCAGATCATGGTATCGTCAGCTCCGAGCCCATACTGTAGTTGCAGGGTTGGCAGATCAAAGGACTTGTCTTTATCGTGTTCACTAAACCGCTTGAAGCCTCGTGCAATGCGCACACCGTTGCCTGTCATGTAATCGTATATTGCCTGAGCCGTGTTGCAATCAATCTGATGCCCTTTGCGTAGGCGCTCCCAACCATTTACCGCCGTGCTTATTTTTTCAGGTATGGATCGGTGGCCGTTGCGTTCGAACAGATAGCCGTCATACTTGAGCTGCGTTGCTACGCTGGATAGCATGTAGTTCGCTTGCGCCATTATAAGCCAGTCCCCTTCGGACATATCAATTTCTGAAATGCTGTAAATGCGTTGGACTTTGCCCGTTTCTTTTCTGGGCAGATACTTCTTTGGAAACCTGTTTTGAATTCTACTGGATATGCGCGCGGCAACTTTATGTACTTCTGCGGGGATACGATAGGATTGCTCCAACACTTCGGAACCGCTTTTCAGTCCTATGAAATGATCTACGTCGGCGCCTGCCCATTTATAAATCGCCTGATCATCGTCCCCCGCAGCGTACATGCTTTTTGCCCTGTTATCCAAGGCATGAGCAATGTCCCATTGTAATGGGGACAAATCCTGCGCTTCGTCCATAAAGCATAGGTCAAACTCTGGGCAGTAGTTGACGGCGTTGTCTACAAACTCCACCAGCATATCGGTGTAGTCAATTAGACCATGTGCTTTCTTATAGTCGTGATAAGCGCGGTTGACGTAATCTACCGTCATCCACTCTTCTTCTATGTCGCTGCGATTGTACTCTGTCCTCAATGTTGTCTTCTTGAGCCGCGCCAGATTGATGAGCCCTATGATAGGATGGTCTGAAGTTATTAGGCCAACATCATCTTCGTCGAGCACTGCCGACCTAACTGTAAGAACTATGCCGATTTTATTAGACAACTCATCGAAGTGTTCCCTTTGCATGAGCTGGCTTTCTTTGAGCCCTAACATCATATAGGCCAGAGAGTGCAGTGTTCTGAAGTACGGCAAGTCTTTGTCGGGGTTCAGGTCAAAGCGCCGTGCGGCGCGTTCCTTGGCCTCATACGCAGCTTTTCTGGTAAACGCTAGGAACGCAATGTTGCTTGGATCTGTACCTTCTTGGATAGCTGTATCCACCATGTTAAGCAGGGTTGTTGTTTTGCCTGTGCCCGGCGGACCGAATATACGAAACATTAGAACGGCGCCTCATTACTTTCTCCGAAATCAGGAGTATCCATGATTATTGCTACATTTTCAAAAGAGGGAATAACCCAGACGCGCACGGCTTTGCCTTTGATCTTTACGACAGTGCTTTCGCCATTGCGATCCCGTAGGCGCTGGGCAATCTTGTGGGACTTGTACTCAAAGAATTTGTTCTTACGCAAATGCGCTTCAAAGTCTTTTAACCTGAAATACGTGCGGCCTTCGTCGTCATCTGTAAAAGGTCGGCGCAATAATATTTCTTCCCGTACTTCGGCTTGCTGCATTGTTGTACAGAACTCTTCCAGATAATCGTAAAACTGACCGTCGATTGACGCATCTTCAGACACTTCAACAATGGCGCCCTCTGTTTCTGTCATATCCATCAGCAACTGGTTGATCCGAGCTTCCCATTGTTCCTTGCGCGCGGTTCGCGGTAGGTGGTTCAACTGCTCTACACAAGACCTCTGGAATTGGCTCTGGTTCATCAACGCTTCTGTGTCGAGCTCCAGAGGCTCTCCGTTAACGTCCATAAACCATACTGGGGGGATAGAGTTGTATTTACGCAAGTTCGCGATTGTAGCCCCTGCTACAGCGGCTCCTATGCCATGTTTCCTAGTTCTGCATAGTTCCGCGTTGCAGTAACTATTGATAGGCGCGTCTTTACATTTGTAGGCGTAGTCTTTCTTTAGAAGCTGTTTGGCAACAATGTTGACTTCGCTTAACGGCAATGGCGGATCCAGATACTGCATGTTGTAAGTCAGTATCTCCGACTCCCAGCTATCAGGGTATGCTTTGCGAAGATAAACGCCCAGATTAAACAGGCCGTTGTTACGCCCACCTTCCGAGATACGCTGCTTAGCCAAGAGCTGTAAGCAGGGCGGTCCGTCTGGTAGTAGTTCATCAGGCTTCTCTTCTACTGTTAGCGCAAGCAGTTGCTCGCGTGTCTGCACATGCTTTTTGTGCAGCTCAAAAAATTCTTTTAAACTAGCCGCAGATCCATCGTCGTTAAAGGCGTATCGCAAGCCCATTTCCTGATCATAATAGGGTAAGTTCAGGAAGTTCCCTACGTCGCCGCGATCCAGAAATAACTTAACTTGTTTTGGAAATACCTCTGATCCGCCATACCCAAGAGCCGCAGACATATGATTTAGCACATCCTGCATTTCTCTGGCGGACACCCAGTCATCTACAAAGATAAACAGGTGAGCGCCGCCTGATTTAGATCGGCATACAATCAGGGGCAGTTTAATCTTTCGAACCCGCTCAATAATTTTTTTGTGGTCAAGAGGATATTGATCGACGTCGATACAACCCCACTTGACTTTGTTTTCCTCGTTGATTGGAATAATACCAACGCTTTGACCTTTGCCAGACAAGTGGCCTTCCCAAAGCTCCGTTGTCCGTTCTTCACGAACTACTGTGGCTTTCCCCGTATTTTTTCCGTTTGCCTGCTGTTTATTTATTTTATACGTGCCAAAGGCTTGCTTCAGGCCGTCAAATATTTCGGCAAACTTTTTTGCGTCAGACATTTTAACCTCAAGAGACAATTAGGGTCGCAACTAAGTGCGACCCAATTTAAATTAGAACGGTGCTTCGTTACCGTTTTCGTCGTCTTGAGAATGTTTAACGTTTACATCACCCGCTTGGATGGATTGAGCAAACTGTTTTGCTTGTCCATAGACAGATACGTCGTCCACCTGTTTGTCTAAAGCAATGTCCCAGCCGTGCCAAGCACCCTTGCTGTTCTCTTCTTTTACAGACTTTAAGCTGTATACGTGGCTAAACCGTGGCATTTGAAACGGCGCACCGTTTTTGCCTGTGGCCATGCGACCCTGTACCATTGAGTTCCACTTACGAGACTTCTTTAGCTGCGTTGATTTCATTGCAATCAATGCAGGCTGCGCGGCACCGTCTTTGTCCATGACCAAAACAAAATGCTGATGAGTGTCTTCAATGTATGTCCCATCACCACCTTTAACGTAATCGCGATTGTCGTCCTTCGAACGCTCTGTTTCTGGACGCTTTTCATCTGGCGTAAAGATATTGACTGGTGCGCCAGTGCCCGTGCCGCGTGGAGCCCATTCAATGAACCTACGCTGATATGCACACGGTATAACTTTTACACCCTCTTTACCTGAAAACAATTCTCCTGTCACAGTATTGTAGATGTCCCCTTTTTTTGCATCTTCAAGCTCATCAAGCAGAGGATCAAGGCCAGACAGTATTTTAAGAAACGGAAGCGCAAGATCGTCTTGCGTAATGTTTTCATTACCAACGCCTGCGTCCTCTTCAAAGATAGACATATCAAATGCCGCTACTTCTGTTTTGCCTTTTGTTGCTACTTCTTTGCCA